TCGAACCTAGACGCGTAATCTCTCCGATGCAATCGTTCTTCGTCCGCAATAGCGTCTATTTTATGCTGTCTTAGGTCTTGCTCTGCCTGCCTATTCATTTGCGCATTAGCTTGAGCCATCTTCATGCCGTGCATGGCTTCTGCTCGCTCGGCCTGCGCTTTCTTCTGTTTAGCTGCTTCTTGAGCTTCTTTAAAAGACAAGCCAGCCTGCAAGCCCATTAGCAAGTCTTGAGACAAGTTTCGTTTAGCGCCTGATTGAGCGTTACTTAATAAACCCATTCCTAAGCCTGATAATGCCGCTTGATTTCCGCCGAACATTGGATCAAATAAACCCATTCTATTTACTCCCGAAGAATCCTAGTAAGCCACCACCTAGCGCGCCCCATGGCCCTAGAGCCGAACCAGCAGCAGCACCACCTAACGCGCCCATAAGAGGATTTCCGGCTTGCTGTGGAGTTCCTGCGCCTGATTGAGTGCCGCCAATAGCAGAGCCGTATAAGTCGATATTCTGCCACGGCTCCATAAGAAGGTTGGTATTTTGCACATTTTGCACATTACCGCTCCGAGAAAGCTGATCGAGATCAGTATAAACTTGGTTGCCGAGCTGCAGTGAAGGGTCTACAGTGCTTAATGAGTTTTGAAACCCTTGATTATAAGCGCCAGAGCCTAGCGACGCTCCTTGTACGCGCCTATCAATACCTTGGTTATAAATTCCGCTTGAAGCTCCAGCGCCCTGCATTTGGCGATTCATAGAGGTGTCTGACAAATTTCCAAGCGTGTTTGTTGATGATACCTGTCTGTTCCTTTCTTGCTGGTAATTTCCGCCATAAATATCATTATACAGCCCCCCGAGAGAATCCGTTAAGTCGCCCGCGCTACCCATTAGTGAATCACGCCTAGCGCTAGACCCAAAGCCGCCTTGCAAATTATAAGACGAGTTTATTTTATCCATCGTGTCACTGAATGAATCTGTTAGTTTTCCAGCGCCATGCTCATATATCTTATCGAGGTAGGGGTTATTATTGAGGTAGTCGCCACGCGAAGTCTTTCCAAGCTGGTCAAAGGCTCGATTGCTGCCAAGGTAGTCCGTGTCTTGGAAAAAGCCTTTGGACGGGTCATCTTGCCCTATATCCCCGCCAGCCAAGCCTCCATAAAAATCAGTCGATGGGTCGGTCGAGCCGAATAGCCCAGAAAGCTCAGTCCCCGCCGAATCAATTAATGGGTCGCCGGTCTGTACTCTGTTTCTTATTCCCGATAGATAGTCTTCTGTGTCTTGTGAAAGATCTGGGACTAATGGCGCGCCGCTCTCGAATAGATCGCTTGCAGAGTTTAGCTGCTGCTGCTTGTAAGGCCATATCTTATTAAATGCTTCGTTACCAGTATCGCCCTGCTCGCCTAACCCTGAAACATAATCTCCGAATTGATCGGCTCCACCTTCTACCCAGTCGCCGAATTGCTTAATTGGCTCAGGCGTGGAAACGCTTGTGGTTGCCCCACCTAAAGGAACGCCTCCCCCTACTCCTACTCCGGTTCCTGCCATTGTTTCGATTGGCACAGAGCCGCCGCCGCTCTCGATAATGTCCGTGCTTTGCCCTTGCCCTGATAATATTCTGGAAATTGGGTCGTTTGATCCTACCGTGCCACTTAGGTCGATAGGGTCTACACCGTCACGCGATAGCCCGTCCCTGTCAATTGCAGCCCGAAGCCTCTGATCAGGGGTTAGTGTTTCACTCGTCTGCTGCTCATATGGTTGCAACGCCCCGCTAGCCTGTTGAGATTTAAAATCCTCAGCAGATAAATTGCTATGACCGCCTTTCCATAAGTCAAACTCCTCTAGCGTCATGCCTTCGCCCTCGGCAAGCGAGCGCCTGATTGAGGTATAAAAATCGTCTCCATTGTCAGCGTCAGGGAAAAGCGGCATATCCATTCCTTTCTGTCGTCACGACAGTAATTAACCTAAAAAAGTGTATAAAAACGTTCTGTCTGTGCTTGCGGCGTTTGCGTGTGTGATTATAAACTGACCCGCTATAATATTTGCGGTCAATATATAAGGCGTTTCGCCTGCTGCATTACTTGTTTGCGCCATTAGAAATATACTTGAATTCTCATGCACGCTCGGATCAGTCACGGTCGTTGTTGTTTGGTTTGCCGTCAATGTCACGCTGTTAGTATTGTTTAGCTTTCCATCTAACATAAGATTAACCCTGTCGGATATTTCACGCTCTGAGGGCTTCTTGCTAAGTACCTGCGTCATCTTTGACCACTTTTAGTATAGCCTATTTCAACGCCTACCGCGCTATCAAACCCGTCTGAAACCGTAGTCACGATGCCTTGGTATCGATGGTTGTCTCTTGTCGCAAATCGTCCTGATGGTGCTTGGTTTATATTATCGCCCGTCGTTATCGCGTCAGCCTGATTGTTTCGTGATTTAATTGCGACGGTATGTGTACCTTGATCGATTAGCGTTCTGACCTCTCTAATCTTTGTTCGCTTGCCTTGCGTTAATTCTAATTCGCCAGTTTCAAACTCTGCTGTAAGCGCTGAACCTGTGAAAAAATCAAGTTTAAAATCTGAATCGAAAGCAGCTAACGTGGTATTTCCGCCCGTCCAGATGCGTGAATCTAAACTTGCTGGTAATGCATCGAGCGTTCCGAATGCGTCTAACTGCTCAAGCGTGTAGCCTTCGCTTAATGCGTTATGCAGTAATTCAATTTCTAATTCGCCATGCGACCATTTATTATTTATATAATCGTAGATAACCAATCGATTAGGTCGACCGTCTGTATTGCCCGATCCAGCATAAACCCAAAATATTAATGAGGTTGTTGGGTCGACCTTTCCACTTATTCGGTATAAATAAGAGTCATCAATATCACTAAGAATGGTTTCATTTACTTTATTCTTGCCGATTGATACTGATTGATTGCCGTCAAACATTCTAAATCCGTCATCAGAAAAGTAATAAATATTAGTCCCGACTCTAACAATTGAATTTGAAGCCTTTGTGCCTCGGCCGCCCTCAATCTCATCAAACTGAAATATCGAACCAGAGCCAATATAAGACGCTCTGACAAGTGCTTTTTCTTGGAATATAGTGACATACTCGCCGCCGACTAAACCGTATATCCAGCCGCCGTCACCGCTTAACGTGGTGTATTCACATTGGCTAGTACCTTGAGTCCATCCGGTATGATCTCCAATGGCTGAATTCCATATACGATTAGGGACTACGCCGTCGACAGAATCATTAACATTGGCAAGTAATGCGTGGTTATTCGAGAAAGCAACGAAACGTGCTTTTGGTGGCGTTCCTGCTAAGTCAGCAAAGTTAGCGCCGCCTAGTGTTATGGCTTGTGGTGCATCGGTAAAGTTAGTAGCTATCATGGTGCTACCTTCTTTAGCCATTGACCAGATTTCATCTGCTCCGGTAGTGTAGCCGCCGCCTTTGGATTTATCAGACCATGCTGCGCTCGACATTTCGTACAATTTAGAAGCGTTCCCAGCGAAGTTATAAACAACGCCTGAATTATCAAGGCAAGAAATAGAGCCTTGGGGCCTTGCGTCTAATGCGTCCGAATAAACAGCTAGATTATTTAATTGCTTATATCCGCTTATTGTTGGGACACAGTTTTTAGCAGTCAAGCAGCCTTTATTGCCTATTCTTGGTAAGTCTGGAAGGTATTCACCAAAAGGGATTATCACGCGACAACCCTCGATCTAGCTTTTAATCGCCCTGCATACCTAGCGGATTTATCGGCGTTTTTAGCGTTAGTTATAGCTTTTGAGTATTCTCTTTCAGCCATAGTGTATAAGTCAGTATCTTTCACGAATATCGCCGCATGAATAAGCGCGCCGTATAAATATAAATCAACATAAGCGGGGAATATTTCGTTGGTTGTATTTGAATCACTTAACGCTGTGAATTTGTCAGAAACAATCTCAACCGTGTAAATCGAATCTGGAATGCGGTTAAACTCGAACTCATCACCAACCACCGCCACATAACTAGGTGTGCCGGTAGAGCTAGAGTAATGATCGTCAAGAACAGTCCTAGACACAATATCAATATTGGTTTGAGGTGATCCGACTATGTGCATTCGCTTTATTCGCTGAAACCCAGTAGGCACAGCAAGATACTGACTGGCCGCAACAGTAGAAGCAGTAGCCCTGATCTCGCCAGCTAGAAAGCGCGTCTTCTCGTCATGCTTTAAAGTGGACTCAGCAAGTGATATGAAGTCGGCTAGATAATATGCGATCTCAGCGTCATCAGTCCAATTCGATATTGCTGTTTTTAGTTCTGCGTATGTTGATATAGTCATAAACTAAACCTTATACCTTTCCTTCAAATATGCGGAATTTCTTATAATCGGGATTGTTTAGAATTCTATGCACATGAGATGTATCTGTGCAGAACTCATGGAATGTAATACCAACTTCTTTCAGATATTGCTCGATTATAATTGCTGGCAATCTTCCTGCAAAATAACCCATTGAAGTCTCGCCGCGCCCATCAGT